TGGGAGATCGCTTCCAGCGCCTGCTGGTGGTCGTGCACGAGATTGAGCCGCTGGCCTTTTAGGCTGGTGATCTCCAGTGCTTGCTTATTGATGCTGTGTTGCAGCTCGTCGATCAGCGGCTGGCGGGCCTGGCTGCCTGCGCTGTAGCCCTGGGCGCGGATGCGTGGCTTGGCGTTGCGCAGTAGTACGAAGTGGAACGCCAGGCCAATGCCCAAACCGAGTAGGGCGCCGATCAGTAGGAGGTGGGGGTTGGAGTGCATGTGCTGTGCCTCTGTGCTGTGGTGGAGGCCGGCTTGGTAAGGGCCGGCTGGTGTTGGTTGGTGGCTTACTTGCCGAGGGTGAAGGTGCCGATGGTGAGCGGTACCAGCCCGCCGATTTCGGCGTTCAGCGCATCCTTGAACTCGATGGCGAACTCTTCTCGCTGGGCTTCTTCCCCGACCCAGCGCAGCTTGAGGATGGGCGCGGCATCGCCGGTGATGACGGACAGGCGCAGGTTGATCAGCGCCGGCTGCAGGCCCTCGTAGGGCACGGTGGTGAAGTTGAAGCTGGTGGGCAGTACGTCCTGGCTCTTGGCTTCGATTTCATCCATGGAGCTGCGGCGGGCGGAGAGGTCGCCGACCGAGCTGTCGCGCTGGCTGGTGGCCGTGATGCGCATGTGGCGGATGCCGGCAATGGCCTGGGCGATGTTCAGGCGCTCCTCGCCGGCGGAGGCTTCGAGGTTGCTGGCCCAGTCTTCCAGCCACTCGGCCAGGGCTTGCTGGCTCAGCTTTTGACCGACTATGGCTTCAACTGCCTTGAATGCGGCGGTTGGCTTGAGGGCGATGGTCGCGGTGTCGTCAGCATGGCCGGCCAGGTCTGGCGTGCCCAGGTTGAAGATCACGGTGGCGTTCATCTTCTCCTGATTGACGAAGCCCGCCGGTTTCAGAGCGTCCGCATCGTTCAGGTGCTGGGCGACGTAGTTGGAGTAGTCGCGAATGGAGTGGGTGTGCAACCCGCCGCGGAAGCGGTAGCGCGTGGCTTCGTGCTGCTCAAGGCTGACAGCGTGAACGGCCTCGGGCAGCACGGCGAGGGTGGCACCGCCCGGGAGCTGGATGCGGGCGCCCGCTGCGGCGAGGGCTTGGGCTTCGATGTGCTGCAGGGTTTCTTTGTTGAACATGGGTGGTTCCTAACGATTCAAGGGAATGGGTACAGCGGTTGGTGCGGCTGTGCTGCCGATCAGTCGCGAGCGTGTACCGGGGTGTCCTTCTCTTTGAAGAGTTGGGCCGTGGGGTTGGTCTGGAACAGTTGCAGGCCTTCCTCGGTGACGTAGAGGGGCGTGTCGAGGGTGGTGTCTTCGCGCCTTTTTCCGCGTTTGGTGGGCTGCACGTAGTCCAGCTTGTGGCTGACGTTCACCTGGTTGCTTTGGGCGATCTGCTTGAGCTTGAAGGTGACGGTGACCGAGCCCTCTTTGCCGTGGTCGACCACGCCCGCGGCCACGTCAGACAGGGCGCGGCCCATTTGCTGGGCGAACACGCCCGCATTCAGTGAGCCGATGAACTCGGCGCTATCGGTTGCTTTCATTGTGCTGTGCCTCTCGGTAAATGGCCTTGGTGGGGCCGGTTATGCCGCGTTGGCGGCTGCTGCTTCCTGGCGGTCGAGCCAGTCGGCGAGTTCGTGCAGGTAGATGACCCACGGGCTGCGGTTGGAGCTGGGGTCTATCTGCTGGATCTTGATGTCGAGCTTGCCGGTGCGAACCTTGCGACGCAGGTGCGGCACGCTGCCAATGTGGGGCAGGTGGTCGGCGAGCAGCGTTTCGGCGGTGATGTAGTTGGCCGAGTAGCGGCGGCGCAGTTGTTCCAGCGTGCTCATTGCGTGGCCTGCGGTGGGGTGAAACGAGTCGACACGAGCTCCACCAGGCCGTCGATACTTTTGGCGCGCTGGCGGTGCACTACCTCGCCGGTGGCGTTGACGATGATGGCGGCGTAGGGCGCACTGTCGTGCTTCTCCATCGCCACATAGGGCAGGTGGCCGCGGGGCGTGACGCGCACCAGTTCGGCGTAAAGCCGGCCGAGCTCTTCGCGGTGCGGGTAGGCGGAGGTGAGGCGCGCAATGGCCTCATTGCAGGTTTCTACCAGCGTGCTGCCGCTCAAGGCGGTGGGATGCTCAACGTGCACGCTGGCCAGCTTGAGGGCGCCGATGGCGTTGCTGATTGCGCTGGTGCTCATGCTGGGCTCCTTGCCTGACGCGGCGGCATTGTGGTGACGGTTATGCCGAGCTGCTCGGCGAGCCAGGCCACGCCGGCTTCGGTGGTCATGACCACGCCGTAGTGGCTGTAGGTTTGAAAGCGCTTGTTCCAGCGGCTGCGCGGGTCGACGAACAGGCGGCCCTCGGTGCGCGGGCCGATGAGTAGCTCGCCGGCGTTGGTGAGCAGGCGCAGTTCGCGCAGGCGTGCACGCAATTCGCGGTCACGCAGGCCGAGAATTTGAGCTGTGGCTTTGAGGTCGCGGTTCATGGCGGTTACCTCAGGCTGCATCGAGCTGCTGGATGTGTTCGGCGAGCGACAGGTAAACGTCCTGCGCGCTGCCCATCGCTAGATGGGTATTGGTTCCCTGTGCGGCTACAGCTACGAACCGTGAGCCGTCTGGACTGGCGTGCACGTTCACGGTGGTGCCGGTGCTGAGCGTGGTGCTACCGCCTTGGCGGCACACCGTGCGCAGGGTGCGTTCGTCACAGGTACTCAGGCTTGCGATTGCGGGCTGATCCGCCTCGCTTTCTGGCCGTGGGGCTCCCGTTTCGAGCCGCCCGTTGGCCAGGTCCTCGATGAAAAGCTTGGCCTGGTCGAAGAACTTCTCTTCGTGCGGGTCAAGGGTCAGTTCGCCGGTGATATCGGCCAGGCTGACGCGCAGGCGGATGCGGTGCTCGGTGCGCTCGGTTTCGATGTTTGCGCGGATGGCCTGGTTGCTGTCGCCTGGGCGGGCGAGCTTCAAGGTGGTGCTGCCATCGTGAATTAGCGCGGCGCGCAGCAGGTCGAGCGAGGCGAAGGTGAGGATGAGAGTGATCACGCTGCACCCCCTTCAAAGCTGATGAAGTCTTCGAAGGCGGGCAGGGTGGTGCTGCGCAGTTGCGGGCGGCCGCAGACGATCATCACCAGCTGGCCGGTGGCCTGCTGGATGCTGCGAACGGTGGTGGGGTTAGATGCCGCTGCCGGGTGGATGACCACCGGGCAGCGGGTTTTGCTGTGCTGTGCCTGATTCATTGCCGTAAACCCTTGGTAAGTGGGTACGGCAGAGATTATCCCTGTTGGGTATTGGAGTAAATACCTATCGGGTATTTTTTAAAGCTGATCGAATCGCCATGTCGCCTTGCCCACTATCATCCAGGTGTCGTCGATCTCCTGAATGCGAGGCTTGAAGTCTTCATTAAGCGCGAATAGGAATAGTCTGCCTTCTTCCTCGATCAGCTTTTTGAAGGTGCCAGCGGTGTGATCAGCCTTTTTGGCGAACACGAAGTCACCTGCCTTCCATTCTAGGGCCGGCTCGATTAACACCTTGTCGCCACTCCAGAATTTCGGCTGCATGGAAAAGCCGTCGAGCTTGAGGATAAAGGCATTCGGCGTGGGATTTCCGGGCGCATCCAACCATTCTTCGGCTGTGCCCGGCTGGTATAAATCGATGATTTCCATTGCTGCTCCCGCGGCTGTAACGCCTACGACCGGTAGCTTCCCTTTAGGTACCCCGATGGGCCATGCGTCGGCCTTGTGAGTACCTGCTTTTTCCGCCAGCGTCAGCGCTGTGGCGGGTATGTCGAGATCGTACGGGCTCAAGCCGAGCACTTCCTCGATCTGCCGAGCCATGTCGTCGCCAATACCCTTATGGCGAGTAGGGCCCGCAAACTGGCCGACCTGACTGGTTTCTTTTTCAAGCTGTCGAGCCAGCTCGGCCACTGAAAGGGGGCGCGTGCCCATTTCGCGGCGCAGGTTGGCGTGACGAATTTCGGGGATGGTGGGTAGTTTTTTCATCCTTGAATTTTCGCTTATCGGTTACCTAGTGGGTAAGTGCCCATTGGCTATTGCAAAGCAATACCCGATGGGTAAGAATCTGCGTCAGAGGTGAACCATGAAACTCAGCGAATACATCCGCTCGCTCGACAAACCGAAAGCGCCCGAAGGCAACCCGCTCTGTGTTTACGCGCAGCGGTGCAACGTGACTATCGGTTACATGAAGGTTCATGTGCTGTACGCCCGAAAGGAGCCGCGGTTTCGGCTGCTGCTGGCGTTGGCTCATGAGAGCGATGGTTACGTCAGCATTCCCGAGGTTCTTCAGCATTTCGGTGTAGCCGAGGAGCAATTGCTCTACTCAGGCTCGCAAGCCGCTTGAATCACCCGCCATCACTTACCACCGCTATGCGGGGTGGCGTTGCCGGTACCGGGGCCTTACCAGCGAACCGGGGCCGGCAGTAGCAGGGCAACAAGCCTGACGCCATGGCGGCAGGTGAAATAGAGGCCGGAACACAGGGCGTGCACTCGCGAAAGATACAGCCCTGGTACCGGCGTTCCGGCGGAGCGGCTACCAACCGTTCCGCCTCAACATCCAACACCCCGAGGCACAGCAATGACTGAGGGTGTTGGGCGCTGTAGCCATAGAATAGGGGATTCCCCGAAGCCGTGGCTATGGTAGTTCGCGGGGTTTACTACCAATGAGCAACAGCACAGCAATGACGGGTGGGCCAGTGCGCTCGCTCGCGGCGGCGATCGATCTGGATTGCCGAGAATTCCACGGCGGCCACACAGCCGTTTGCGCCATCCTCGAAGAGCCGTACGGGCCCTTTCAGAAACGCCTTTCCAGTTCCTACCCTGACCACCACCTGAACACCCTGCAGCTGGCACGCGTTGTCGAGCTGGCACGCGGGCCGGCCGTGCGCGAGTGGTTCGAGCAGGTGTATGGCGTGGTGAGCTACCAGCCGAAGCCGGTGCAAGCCAGCCACGACGCGCTCAAGCAACTGAGCCGGCTGCTGGAGAAAGAGGGCAAGTTCGTCGGCAGCCTGGTGGGCGGTGCAGCGGACTGCAAATGGGAGGCGCACGAGGTTGAAGCGCTAGAGGAGCACGGCTATGCGCTGATCGGCAAGCTGCTGGGCATCATGGCCGGCGCGCGGGAAGCGATGGAGGGCCGCCGCCATGGCTGATGAACTCGACCTCGCGAGCGAGCGTGAAGAGCAGATGCGAGCCGGGGCAATCCTGGCTCTGCAGCGTAACCGGCCCGCGGCCTACACGATCAGTGCCGAGTACTGCGAAGACTGCGGTACGGCGATTCCTGGAGCGCGCCGTTTGGCGGTGCCGGGGTGCCAGCGGTGTGTGGATTGCCAGGGGATTCGGGAGGTGCGCCGTGGGTAATTATTCCCACACCCGCCAGATGCTTTTAAGGCTTTGCCTTGGGAGCTGTATCACGCGATGTTCTGTGTTCTGCAACCATCGCGGGGAGGGTGTAAATGTAGGTCAGAAACGCTTCGGTGAAGCTAATGATATTACCGGCAGACGTAGCATCGAAATCATGATCTTCATGAATAGCTGTGTTTCGATCAAGCCGGATTTCTTGAGCCCAGTCGGCCATGTCTTGCGTTATTTTCCCATCAGCGGCAAGAGTTTTCAGCCGTTTCTCCAGCTTCCACGTTGGGTCCATGCCGCGGGTGGCCAAATCAAGTGCCTTTCCGCACAAAAGAACAGCTGTCTCAAATTTCTGTCGAGACAAGTTATCGATAGCCTCTTCAAACGTTGTTGCGATTTTCTCCGGCACAGATTTGGGTGTGGCGCTAATTCCTGTGTTGGGATAAAGGACTCCTTGAAACTGCAGCCAACTGCCAGAGTCTTGAAGATTGAGCATCCCATCTGTACGACTGAGCATCTCTTTGAAGTCATATCGGGAATACACCAACGCAACCACCAGCTCGTAGCAATGGGTGCAGCTCAACGGAGTTCGAAGCACGCCGTTAGCATCTTGGATTACGAAGCTGCTTCGCATAGATGCTCTCTTGGTCTTGCAGTGTGGGCAGTCAAGAGTTGCGATGAAAGTAGGCATTTGGAAGTCCCTCTCCGCTCAGAATCGAAAC